CGGAAGAAGCAGAAGGATCTCGCCGACGCCACCAAGGGCTCGGGTGCCGCCGCACTGGACGCCACTGACCCGACGGGGCGGCTGCAGAACGCCATCAAGACCCTCGGCGACTCCGCCAGCGATGCGGACACGAAGGCGCGCGCCCTGCACACCGCTCTCGACCTGCTGTCGGGCGGCGAGCTGGACGTGCAGGCCGCGGTCGCCAACATGAACCAGGCGATCATCGACCTCAACTCGTCGTGGAAGACCGGCGTCGACCACACGAAGGGCTACGGCAAGGCACTCCTGCAGGTCGACGGGTCACTCAACACGACCAGCGAGAACGGTCAGAGCCTGTGGACGAAGCTGCAGGCGCTCAATGAGCAGACCGCCTCCGCCTCGCAGGCCACCTATGACTTCGCGCGCGCCAACGGCACCGCTGTGGTTCCGGCCCTACAGCAGGCCGAGGCGCGCATGCAGTCGGCATGGCAGACCGCGGTCGTGGCGGGCCAGAAGTTCGGGCTGACCGCCGACCAGGCCAAGGAGCTGGCGGCGCAGATGGGATTCATCCCGTCGTCGCTGGCCATCACCATGTCCACACCCGGCCTGTCGGACACTCAGAAGCAGCTGCTGTACGTCCAGGGCCTGGCCGGGCACATGCCGAAGGGCTCCACCATCAAGGTGTCGGCCCTCACCGCGGACGCGTTGAAGGCTGTCGAGTCGGTCGGCTTCAAGGTCCGCACCCTGCCGGGCGGCAGGCAGATGGAGATCACCGCCCCGACCGGGAAGGCTGCCGCCGCCCTCGACGCGCTCATCGCGAAGAGACTGCCCGGGAAGACGGTGGGGGTCAGCGCCAAGACGGCCGCGACGATCGCAGCTCTTCAGGCGGTGAAGCGGCAGCTCGCCGGGGTCCCGAACGGCAAGTCCATCACGGTGAGGGCCCCGTCCGGTGCCGCGATCTCCGCCCTCAAGAGCATCGGCTTCAAGGTCACCACGCTGCCCAACCATCAGGTACGGATCACCGTGCCGACAGGTTCGGCAATCGGCGGGGCATCCGCGATCCAGCGCTACATCAACGGCCTCCACGGCAAGACCGTCACCGTGCAGATCAACGGGGTGAAGACCGGGGTCGATCCGAACCAGTACTACAGCCAGGGCCCGCACAAAGCGGGCGGCGGCCTCGTGCGCCGCTACGCCGACGGCGGCCCGGTGGTGCAGTTCATGCCGTTCGGCGGCCCGGTCGCCGGTCCCGGCACGGGCACTTCGGACAGCATCCCAGCGCTGATCTCCAACGGCGAGTACGTCGTCAAGGAGGCCGCGGTCCGCAAGTACGGCGTGGCCATGTTCGACCGGCTCAACGCCGGCCGGTACGCGTCCGGCGGCCTCGCCGGCTTCACCTATGCGCCGACCGGCCAGCCCGTTCTGGGCGGCCCGTCGGATGCGAAGTCCCGCTACGACAACGCGGTCCAGGCACTCAAGGACGCGTGGACCACTCTCACTGCGGCGGTGAAGGAGCAGAAGAAGGCGGCCGACGCCCTCTCGTCTGCCGAGAAGAACCTGGCCTACGTCCGGCATCACCATCACACCGCAGCGCAGTTGCGGGCCGCCGAGCAGCGTGTCGGCAAGGCGGAGGCGGCGAAGAGGGCCACCGACAAAACCGTCGCCAAGGACCGGCAGCACGTCTACGACGCCGACAAGGCACTCGGCGTGAAGAGGGGCGCGAAGCCGCCTACCGGCTTCGACCTGAAGGCCTACGAGAAGCAGCTGAACGCGTCCGTCGCAGCGACGGAGAAGTGGCGCACCAATCTGGCGAAGATCTCCAAGCGGGGTGGGGCCGAAGTCGAATCCCTCCTGGAGGGGATGGGTCAGGACGGCTACGCCCTCGTCAACAGCCTTGCTGGGGCATCCACCAAGCAATTCAACGACATCGTCAAGAAGCTGCAGAAGACCGGCGACGTCGCCAAGGCCACCCTCGCCGACTTCGACAAGCAGCTGAACGCGTCGACCAAAACGAACCAGCAGTTCGCCGCCGACCTGCAAAAACTGGCCGCCGAAGGCTACGGCGACCTGGCGCAGGCCCTCGCCGCCCAGGGCGACTCCAACGCGCAGGCACTCGCCCACCAGGCCGCCGGCGACAGCAAAGCCGCGGCGACCGCCAACAAGACCGTCAGCACAGCGCAGGCCACCCTCACCGGAGACGACCTCACCAACAGCCTGATCCTGCTGTCCACGCTGCGGGGCGGCACCGGCCGAGGCTACGCCGACCTGATCGCCGCGGGCCTCGGCACCGACGTCATCAAAGCGCTGGTGCCGAAGATGACCAAGCAGATCGGCGCCCTCCCCGACGCGAACAAATCCACGTTCGTGCGGCAGTGGGTCGCCCAGGGCGGCAAGCCGATGGCGCTCGGCGGGATCCTCACCCAGGCCACCCCCGTTCTCGCCGGCGAAGCAGGCCCCGAGGCGTTCATTCCGCTCACCAACACCGCCCGCAGCCGCGCCCTGCTCACCGCATCAGCGGCAGCACTCGGCTACCGGCTCGTCCCGCCAGCCACAGCTACGGCGACGGATGGGCAGGGAGGGGCGGCGACCGCGTCACCAACATCACCCTCAATGGCGCCAAGCAGAGCTCGGCCGAGCAGGCCGCCGACATCGCCCGACACATGACGTTCGTCGGCTGAGGAAGGGGGCCCGGTGCCGTTCACTCCAGGGCAAGACCTCGGCGGATTGTGGGCGGACCTCGGGGCCATCCCGCTCGGCCGGGCCGACTCCGCCGGGGTCGGCTGGGCGCTGCAGTCCCTCGACGGCTGGGACGGCTCCGAAGTCCGGGCCGAATACACCGACCGGGAAGCCGACCACGGGGCATGGGCGTCCCCGGTGTATCTCGGCTCCCGGCCCATCACCCTGGCCGGCACCATCACCGCCCCGGACCGCGTCACCCTGGAGGGCGCGCTGGAGCAACTGCGCAGCGCGGCAGCCCTGTCGGATACGACGCTGGTGGTGTACGAGCTGACGGGCTCGAAGCAGGCGACGGTGCGCCGCTCCGGGAAGCCGCTGATGGCCTACGTCACCGACCGGATCGCCACCTACAGCGTGCTCGTCACCGCGGCGGATCCGCGCCGCTACAGCACCAGCCTGCAAACCGGAACGACGGGCCTGCCCAGCACGACCGGAGGCCTGACCTACCCGATCACGTTTCCGATCACCTGGTCGGCGACGACAGTGTCCGGGCAGATCAACGCCGTCAATTCCGGCTCCATAGACACCAGGCCGATCCTGACGATCGCGGGCCCTGTGGTGGCGCCCACCGTGTCCGCCCTCTATCCGGACGGCACAGTGCGGCAGCTCGCCTACTCCCTGGACCTGGCCTCCGGGGACGTCCTCGCCATCGACACCGACGCCCACACCGTGATCCTTAACGGTGGCGTCTCCCGTCGCCGGTTCATGACCGTCCCGGGCGGCTGGCCTACCATCCCGGCCGGCGCCAGCGTCGCCTACCAGTTCCAGTCCAGCACCTACAACGCGACCGCGACGCTGACCGCCACGTGGCGCTCGGCCTGGATGTGAGGAGACCTCCATGCCGGTAAACCCGTGGGCCATCGACACGCTCGCCTTCACCGGTCTTCAAGCACGCAATGCCGACTCGGCTTTCGTCATGGGTAACGGCACCGCCCTGGGGGCGACGTCGGGTGTCCGTCCCGGCGACCCGGGCCTCACCGTCACTCTCGCAGGCACCACGATCAACTGCTCGGCCGGTGTGGCTACCGTCGCCTACAGCGGGCAGGGCGTGTACCGGGCCGCGTTCCCTTCGTCGGTGTCGCCGGGCACCTACACGGCGCCACACGCCACCCTCAACCGCATCGACTTGGTCTATCTGAGGGTGTGGGACAACTCGGTCGACGCGTCCGGCCTGGCCAAGGCCGACATCGTCTACCTGGCGGGCACCCCGTCATCGACACCGGCCGCACCGACCCCGTCCGGTACGCAGATCTACATGCCGCTCGCCAACATCACCGTGCTGTCGGTATCCAATGGCAGCACCGCCTCGGTGTCGACTGCGGTCCGCCCGGTGACGGTCGCCCCGGGCGGCATTCTGCCTCAGACGGCAACCCCGACGGCCCTGTTCGTGGGCCAATACTGGGACGACGGCACCAACCTGCGCCGCTGGAACGGCAGCACCTGGGACACCTACCTCAAAACCCCGGGCGCCTCGACATCGTGGACGCCGATCTGGACGACCAGCACGGGCCTGCACTCGCCGTCCTTCGGTAACGCGACCGTGGACTGCCACTACTTCAAGCTGGGCCGCCTGGTGATGTTCAGCATGAACATCACCTTCGGGTCGACAACGAACTTCGGCTCGGGCGCGGTCTCGAGCGACAACTGGCAGTTCACTCTGCCGTTCACCGCGGCGATCGGAACCTACCCGGTGGGGAAGGCGGCTTACGAGCCGGGCACCAGCCGGGGCGTCTCCGGCACCGCACAGACGACAAGCGACGGCACGGCCATCCAGTTCACCGTCGACTCGGCGACAGCGGGCGGCGCGGCAGCCGCCAGCGGCAACGTCGACAGCGTCTCCCCGTGGGTGTGGGCCTCGGGCAGCCGACTCCTGGTCACCGGCCACTACGAGGCCACATCGTGACCGTCGGCCCCTACCAACTGGCCTGGTACGGCTGCGACCTGGCCACCGGCGGCATCGTCGAGGATCTGCCGTCCCTGAAGCCGACGGGCGCCCTGACGCGGAAACTCGGCGACAGCACCACCCTGCAGTTCGACCTCAACCTGCCCGGCGCGCCCAGCGGATGGGACGGTGCCACCGCACCCGGCCGCAGCATGCTCGTCGCCGTCGACACAGCCACCGACACCCCCGTCTGGGCCGGTGCCGTACTACCCCGCACGGGCGGCAGCTCGCAGACCGTATCGCTGGGCGCGGCCACCCTCGAGGCCTACCTCGACGCCCGCTTCCCCGGGAATCAGACCCTCATCGGCGTCGACCAGGCGGCCGTCATCTCCGCGCTCGTCACCCCGGCACTCACGAACGGGCCGCCCATCGTCATCGACGCCCCCAGCACGGGCGTCACCATGACCTACCTGACCGAAGACGGCGACGACAAGACGATCCTGTCCTGCCTCAAAGAGATCATGGCTTTGGATGGCGGCCCCGAATGGACCATCGACGTCGCCTGGAACACCGCACACAGCGGGTTTCAGTTCCCGCTGCGGGTCCGCCCCACCATCGGCACCCAAGCCTCCACACCCGAGGGGACGTTCGACTTCCCGGGCTGCGTGGACAGCTATACGCTCGCCGAATCCTACGAATCCGGCAAGGGCGCCACCCGTGTCATCGCCCGCGGCGAGGGTGAGGGATCCTCCCGGCTCACCTCGACCGTCCACGACGCCACCACGCTCATCGCGAACGGTTGGCCGATCTGGGAGTACCGCTACACCCCCGCCACGGGCGTCACCGACCCCGACCAGCTCAATGCGCACGCCGCACAATCCCTGACGCTGATGCAGCAGGGCGCACAGGTGTGGTCCATCGAAGCCGTCGCCTCCCGCGCCCCCCGGCTCGGACGGGACTGGTTCCTCGGCGACACCGTCCGCCTCGCCGTCGAAACCGGCAGATCACCCCGCCACCCGCAAGGCGCCGACATCACCGCCCGCTGCTGGTCATGGGAACTCGACCCCGACGCCGACAAAATCCGGCCCATCATCGTCCAGGAGAGCTGATGGCACGCCAACTCGACCAGCTACCCGTCGACGCCACCAGCCTGGCCCGCCGCGTCCAGAGCCTGGAACGCGAGATGAAAGAACTGAGGGCCGCCCGCCGCCTCGGATCCGCGACCGCAGGAGTCGTCCGTACCGCAGCCTCCGGCGCCCGCGTCGAAATGAACGGGGCCAGCCAGGCCGTCGACGTGTACGGCGCCGACGGCACCACCCTGCTGGCGGAACTCGCACCCGACGCCAGTGGGGGAGCCGGCCTGTGGACGCGCGGCATGCAGGACCCCAACAACATCTCCTCCTACCTGGCCAGCGGGCAGCTCAGCTTCAGGCCCGTCCAGAACGGTCTCGTCCAGGTCCCGGCGGACATCTACTACGACACCGACGCGTTCCAGTACTCCGATCTGACCTTCACCTCAGGCGCCGTGGGTGCGACCGACCACCGGGCCCTGATGATCCTGGAATCCCTGTACGCCGGCCAGCGGCCCTACGTGTACGTGCAGGGTGAGACCAGCACCAAGTGCAACTTCGACGTTCTCGGAACGTTGACGTCCTCCAACCTGGCCTGGGGAACCATCAACGTCACACCGTCTGCAGCGAACACGCCCACATCAGGTGCCGTAACCGGGTTGAGCGTCGATGGAACCAGTTTCATGGCCCTCGTCACACCGAACACCAGCGTGCCCGGCACGCAGGTCACCGGCGTCTCCTTCAACAACCTGACATCCAGCGGCCTGACCGTGTGGATGACCCGCACCAACACCACCACAACAACACTGAATTGGCTGGTCATCGGCATATGAGTGACGTGACGTTCCAGCCCGCGCTGTACTACGAGGTCACCGCGCGGGACAACAACCCGGACTGCGTGAACTACCAGCAGACCTTCACCGTGCCGGAGTTCTACAGCAACAACGGCACCAACTGCTTCGTGCAGTGCGGGAAGTGCGGCCAGCACATGGAGATCCTCACCGCGACCCTCCTCGACCCGCAGCCCGAAGTCACCTGAGCTGCTGCGACACCTCCCACCGGGCCCCGCAACGGGGCCTTTTTCATGCCCTCAGGAGCACACGTGACCATCCGTCTCATCGAGCAGCAGCACCGGCCGGGCCAGCACCTCGGCCGGCACATCGAGCACGACCCGCGGTCTCTCGCCTACGCGCACGGCGTCCTGCCCAAGTCGGCGATCAAGAGCGTCGAGTGGACGCGCCGCATCCCGATCCTCGACCAGGGCAACCTCGGCTCGTGCACCGGCAACGCAGGCACGGGCGTCCTCGGCACGGACTCGGCCGGGCGCACCGCCACGACCACGGTCACCATCAGCGCCGCCGGGGCCGCTGCATCGCACGGCCTGTTCATCGCGGGGGACCACGCCCTCGATGAGGCGTTCGCGGTCGCCCTCTACTCGCTGGCCACGATCCTCGACGGCGTCTCCGGCACATACCCGCCCACCGACACCGGCTCGACCGGGCTCGGCGTCGGCAAGGCCCTCAAGGCGCTCGGCCTCGCGGGCGGCTACACCCACGCATTCTCCATCGCCGCCCTCAACAGCGCGCTCCAAGCGGGGCCGGTGATGATCGGTATCGAGTGGCTCAACTCGATGTTCGACACCGCCACCGACGGCCGGATCCTCCTCGACAAGGCGTCCGGCGTCGCGGGCGGCCACGAGTTGGAACTGTCCAGGTTCGACGCGGCGACCGGCGAGTACTGGGTGCCCAACAGCTGGAACACCTTGTGGGGCGACAAGGGCTGGGGCTACCTGACCACCGCGGATCTCGCGTGGCTGCTGTCGCAGCAGGGCGACGTGACCGTGCCCGCGCTGACCGCTGCGCCCCCTCCGACGCCGGCTCCGGCGGACCCCGACCTCGCGTTCGCGCTCGCCGCGCACACCTGGCTCACCGCGAAGGGACTCTGACGATGGATTTCGGTGACGCGCTCAGGGCGGCCAAGGACGGCGCCCGCATCACCCGGTCCGGGTGGAACGGCAAGGGCATGTTCGTGGTGCACCAGAAGGGCTACCCCGACGGCATCCCGATCAACGCCAACACGGCGGAGGCGACGGGCATCCCGCAGGGGACGGTTTGCCTCTTCCAGCCCTACCTGATGATGTACACGGGCTGCGACACGTTCGTCCCGTGGGTCATCAGCCAGAGCGATGCGCTCGCCGACGACTGGGAGCGCGTCTGATGGCCACCTGCCGCGGCATCGACGTCTCCGCCTACCAGGCGACGCAGGACTGGGCCGCACACCGCAAGGCCGGTGTCGTCTTCGCCTTCGCCAAAGCCTCCGAGGGTCAACACACCCACGACCCGCGGTTCGCCGCCCACATCACCAGCATCAAGGCCGCCGGACTCGTACCGGGCGCCTACCACTTCAGCCACCCCAACCAGGACGTGAACCTGGAGGCCGCGAACTACATCGCCGCCGTGAAGCCCTACGCCGGCCTCGGATTCGTGCACTGGCTGGACCTGGAGCGGCTGAGCGACGGCAGCAACTACGCCGGACGCACCGCCACGCAGATCCGGGCGTGGGCGGCGACGTGGCTGGCACTGGTCCAGGAGGCGTTCCCCGGGCAGCGGGTCGGGATCTACACGAGCGCCGACGACATCGCGGCGGGCCGGGTGCCGACCGGGGTGACGCTCTGGTACCCGGCGTATCCGGGCACATCGGCGGACACCTACACGGAGGCGGAAGGCCGGTCGCGCCCCGCGCCGTCGGGCCGGGCCCCGCTGATCTGGCAGTTCACGTCGACACCCGCCACCGGCCCCCACATGGACCTGAACATCTGCTACCTGGACGAGGCTGCGCTGCGCGCGTGGGCGTCCGGCACCACCGAGGAGACCGACATGACCCCCGACCAGGCCGCCCAGTTGCAGACCCTGCACGACAACCTGCTGAGCATCACCTCGCTGACGGAGAAGGACACCAAGGGCAACCCGGTGGTCCACGGCGCCGGGTACTACCTGGCCCACATCCACTACGACGCGCTTCAGGTCAAGGCGAACGAGGCCGCTCAGACCGCGGCAATCACGAAACTCGCGAGCCTCGTCGGCGCGGAAGTGGACACGGCGGCCGTGGTCGCGGCCGTACAGAAGGCCATCGCGGACGCGGTGGTCAAGGTCAGCGTCGACGTGAGCGGGCCTTCCGCGTGACTGCAGTCGACTACGACCTGGAGTTCATCGAGTACCGCACCGGCTGGCTGCGGAAGCGGTACACGATCGGCCTCGTCAGCATCGCCCTCGTCGCCGACGACGGCCGCGAGTACTACGCCGTCAACCGCGACATGCCCGTGCGGCGCATCCGCAAGCACAAGTGGCTGATGGAGAACGTCGTCCCGCACCTCCCCAAGGGGCACGGAGACCAGCGAATCCACATGCCGAAGCGCTGGCTGTTCCACTACGCCGATAACCGGGTGAAGCCTCAGACCCAGATCGCCCGCGACGTCGCCACGTTCATCCAGACCACCGACGACGTCGAGCTGTGGGCCAACTACGGCGCCTACGACCACGTTCGCATGTGCTGGCTGTGGGGCCTGATGATCGACCTGCCGCCCGGCGTCCCCATGTTCACGAACGACATCCAGCAGGAAGCCCGCCGACTCGGCATCACCTGGGGCGAACTTCCCAAGCAGGAGGGCGCCGAGCACAATGCGCTCGCGGACGCCCGCCACAACCAGACCGTCCGGCGCTGGCTCGCCGAACGCGCGCGGGAGGTGGCGACGTGATCCTCAACCTCACCCCGCACCCGATCCGCCTGTATGCGGACGATCGGCCGGACGGTATCGACGACCTGGATCCCGGCCTGCTGCACGTGATTGCCCCGGAGCCGCATCCGGCACGCCTCGGCATGATCCCGCTGAACACCGAGTTCCGCGACGGCATACCCGTCGAACTCGTCGAGTACGGGCACGCCGAAAAGCTGCCGCACCCGGTCGACGGCATCTCCTGCATCGTCTCCCTGCCCGTCGCCCTCGCGCTCGCACCCCGGCGCAACGACCTGCTCGTCCCCTACCGCGAGGTGCGCAACGCCTCCGGGACCGTCATCGGCTGCAGACAACTCGCGCAGCCCGTCTGAAACGAGAACGACCATGAAGCTCTTCAACCGCGAACCGGCGGCTCTTCTGGCCTTCGTCGCCGTCGCCATCAAGCTGATCGCCGCGTTCGGCATCAACCTCAGCAGCGACCAGCAGGCGGTCCTCAACGCCGTAGCCGCCGCAGCCGTCGGCCTCGCCGTCGCCGTCATGACACACGACGGGATCGCCGCCGCCCTGTACGGCTTCGCGCAGGCCGCGCTCGCCCTCGCCGTCGGGTTCGGACTGCACTGGTCCGCCGACCAGCAGGCCGTCGTCCTGTCATTCGTGTCCGTGGCCATCGCCATGTTCGTCCGCACCCAGGTCACCGCCAAGACCCCGGCCGCCGTGCCGCAGCCCGCGCGCACGGTGCAGGACGTCCTCTGACCTGACCGGAGCAGCACGTGCCTGAGGACCCGTCGAATGGCGAGCTGGCCCGCCGCCTGGACGCCTTCCACGCCGACCTCAAAGAAGACTTCCGGGAGATCGCGAAGCGACTCGACGCGAAAGTCTCCCTCGAGCGCTACGAGTTGGAGCGGCGCAACCGGGACGAGGTCCACGTCCAACTGATGGAACGCATCGCAGCAATCGAAGAGGCACGCATGCAGGAGCAGCGGCAGGCCGACACAGACCGGAGGAAAACCGAGGACCAGCGTCGCTCCGACCGACGGTTGGCGTTCACCGCGCTGGTTGCACCCGTCCTGCTGATCCTGCTGCAGGCCTACCTCGCGGCGAAGGGGGCGGGCTCGTGAGCGCCCACACCTCCCAGGCAAAGATGCGACGCCGGGCCGACGTCTGGTTTGCGATCTTCGCCGTGGCAGGCGTGGCGGCACTGGCCTGGGTGGTCATCACCATGCAGGAGCTGGGCCACGACCTGCGCACGGCGAACCAGGCCCGGGATCTACTGGCCGCGCAGGTGCAGAAGCTCGGCGGGAAGCCGGTCGCCGGGCCGCCCGGATCCCGCGGCGAAGCGGGCCTGTCCATCGTCGGGCCCCGCGGACCGCAAGGCGTACCAGGGCCGTCAGGTTCACCCGGACCGTCCGGGTCACCGGGCAAGGTCGGCAGCAGCGGCGCGAGCGGGGCGTCGGGTTCGCCCGGTGTTGCCGGCGCCACCGGTGCAGCCGGAACGCCCGGACCCGAGGGCGCCCAGGGTGCGGCCGGGCCGGCGGGACCCCAGGGCGAGCAGGGTCCGCAAGGCGATCCCGGCGCGACCGGCCCCGCCCCGTCGGGCTGGACGTACACCGACGGCACCGGCACCACCTACGAGTGCACCCCGGACAGCGACGGGTCGACGCACTACACGTGCCGCGCCACCTCGACACCGTCACCGTCGGATACGCCGCCTGGCAAGGGGCTGCTCGGGGCGGTCGGCCTCATCTCGTTCGCCTCGTACCGAAAGTTTGGTGGTAGCCCGCATGCCTGAACCCATTCCGCGCGTCCCGCGCCGCGACGTGACGGCCGCCGATGTGCGGTCCCTCGTCCAGCTCGGGCGTACCGATCCACTGCCGCGGCCGTCGATCCGGCCGTTCCTCGAACCCGACCTGCCGCCGGTGGCCGACGAGGAGCCGGAGTGAGCACGCCGCGGGAGCTTGTCGTCGTGGACGGCCGGGTGCTGCTGCAGTTCTGCACCCTCTACAAGGGGCATGCGTGCGCGGTCATCGAACGGCACCATGTGGCGCCGAAGAGCTGGTGGGCGGCGGCGGGTAGGCCAGTGGATACGCCGCTCGTCGCGATCTGCCCCAACTGCCATGAATCCACGCACGCCTCCCTGGATGCGCTCATCGCCGGTCGTGACGTGACGGCGCTTCCCCGCCGCTGCGTCGCCCTTGCCCGGCAAGGTCTGGCGATCGCCGCCGAGCACGGGCTCACCCCGGCGCCGACCTTGTGACCACCGGCCGCCCCAACAGGCCGGTTGCCCTGCCCGCCCGGCTGGGGGAGGGGGTGAACCGCGTGCTCGACCTGCTCGTGCAGATCCTCGTACACCTGACGATCGCCCTCTGACACGGCGCCACAACGCCCCGCCCGCCTGCTTCGGCAGGGGCGGGGCGCTTCCTCGTGCCCGGTGTTGCTGAACTTGCTGGACAAGCAACCCGGTTTGCTGAGTACAGTGGGCCCACAACTTCATGCACCTCCCGGTGCGCAGGCCGCGGCTACTTCTTTGGAAAAGTTCTGCCGCACGCCGACTTTGATCTCGGGAGGCACAGCATCGGGGGTGCCCGGTGCGCAGGCAGCGGATACTTCTCCTGCTAAGAGAGAGACGCGGGTTCGAATCCCGCCGGGGCGAAAGTCCTGTAGCTCAGCGGCCTAGAGCGCTTTGTCTCCGCAGCCGACCTTGACCTCGGGCACCCCACTGCTGGACCTCCCCTCCATGTGAGGGGCTTTTTTGTGTCTCGCTTCAACACGCGATCGACCCGTCCCGCCGTCAGCTCGCCCGTGAAGTCGACCGGGGAGCGGACCGTCACCCACGAGGGCGGCGCCGGACATCTCCGGGACGCGCGCTCCGAACTCTTCCTGCTGTCGGTCAGCAACTTCGTTGGCCAGGACGCGTTTTACGAGAAGGGCGGCGACCGGGATAACCGCTACATGCGGCTCGTCCGCCAGCTCGCCATCGAGGACCCTGAGTGGACCGCCGGGCTGCTCAAGTGGCTGCGCGGCGAAGGCAACATGCGGACCGCGGCCCTGGTCGGCGCGGCCGAGTTCACCGCCGAGCGACTTCTACACGAGGCGCCGGGCTACTCCCGGCAGGTCATCGCCTCCGTCCTTCAGCGCGCCGACGAGCCGGGCGAGTTGCTCGGCTACTGGACCAGCACGTACAGCCGCAAGCTGCCCAAGCCGGTGAAGCGCGGCATCGCCGACGCTGTCCAGCGGCTCTACACCGAGCGCTCGCTCCTGAAGTACGACACCGACTCCAAGGGCTACCGCTTCGGCGACATCCTCAACCTCGTCCACGCCGCCCCGGACGACAGCAAGCGCTGGCAGGGCGACCTGTTCAAGCACGCCATCGACCGTCGACATGGCAACGACCAGGAGATCCCCAGCAGGCTGTCGCTGCTCCTGAACCGGCACCGGCTCATGGCACTCCCACTGGAAGAGCGGCGCCAGCTCATCACGGAGAACGTCGACGCGAGCGGCGAGTTGAGCCGGGCCGGCATGACGTGGGAAGCGCTGGCCGGCTGGCTACAGGGGCCGATGGACAAGCCGGCCTGGGAGGCGATCATCCCGTCCATGGGCTACATGGCCCGACTGCGGAACCTGCGCAACTTCGACGAGGCAGGAGTCTCCGACGCGGTCGCCGAGGAGGTCGCGAAGCAGCTCGCCGACCCTGAGCAGGTCGCCAAGTCCCGCCAGCTGCCGATGCGGTTCTACTCCGCGTTCAACGCAGCCCCATCCTTGCGGTGGGGCCACGCCCTGGAGAAGGCGCTCACCGCCTCGCTCGCCAATATCCCTCAGCTCGGCGGCCGGACGCTCATCCTGGTGGACACGTCCAGCTCCATGCACGAGGCGTTCTCCAAGGACGGCAGCCTCATGCGCTGGGACGCCGCAGCCCTGTTCGGGATCGCATTGGGCCGGCGCTGCGCATCGGCCGACGTCGTCTCCTTCTCCAGCGCCCGCTACTACATCAACGACGCGCCTGGCGCGAAGACGAAGGCGTTCCCGCTGACTGCGGGAGGCTCGCTCCTCGGCGACGTGAAGAAGTGGCGGGACGGCGGCTGGTTCCTCGGTGGCGGCACCGATACGGCAGCCGCACTCCGTCAGGAATTCCGGGGCCACGACCGGGTCGTCATCGTCACCGACGAGCAGGCCGGACACGACTGCACCGAAGTCGACCAGTCCATCCCGCAGTCGACGCCGATGTACACCTGGAATCTCGCTGGGTACGAGGCTGGGCATGCGCCGTCCGGTCGCGGGCAGCGCCACACCTTCGGCGGGCTCACGGATGCCGCGTTCCGAATGATCCCGTTGCTGGAAGCGTCTCGCGACGCCGCCTGGCCGTGGGGGAGCCGGGCCGCCTGACACGCACGACAACGCCCCGCTCCCATCGCTGCCATCCGGCGGCGGGGGGGGAGCGGGGCGTCTTTGTTGTGCCCTGACGCACGGATCCTGCCGACCCTTTACCAAGGCGTTACCCGAGTCGCGACGGCCGCTAGACCCCCGCACGCGCACGCGTCCCTATAGGGAGAGCGGGCGCAATTTGCGGGGTATTGCGAGGTATGTGAGTAACCGGGCAGCATCAGGACAGCCCCAACCCGCGCCGTCCGCAGAGGAGTTCACTCATGGCCCGCACCCCAGCCCGCCGACCGACGCGCCCCCGAACCGAAAGGCCGCCCACCGTCGCCGGCTCGCCCATCGAGGTGCGGCTCGTCGGTCACGAGGTGGACGTGCAGCGTCTGGTCGCCGCCATGCAAGAGGCCGCCGGCCAGTCCGCTGGCCCCGCTTCGTACCGGCCCAGCCGCTACACCCCGGGCGCCCTCCGCGCCTACCTCACCATCGTCATCCCGCCCGCCGAGGAGCAGCCGTGACCGCCACCTACCAGGAACTGCCCGTCTACAGCACCGGCAGTGCCCCCGCCGACCTGATGACCCGCGCCCAACTCGGCGCCGCAGGCCGCCGCTTGCGCCCCGGGCAGAAGTCCCGGCCGCGGGCGTGGCTGTACTGCATGCCCCGTCACCACCACGCCGCGCTGTACGCGCTCGAGCAGACCAGTCCGCAGCCCGAACCAAGCGCGGCCCAGCTCGCCGCGCTCGCCGCCGGACGGAAGGCGTGGTGGAAGGCCCGCGCCTGCCCATACTGCAACGACATCCACAAGGGGTGGTGCAACGAGGAGATGCACGCGATGGTCCGCCAGGACCGCGAAGCCGCCGCAGCATGGGCGCGCCGACTCCTCGACGATCCGACTGCGGTTGTGCTGGACACGGAGACGACCGGCCTCCACGACTCGGCGCGCATCGTCGAAATCGCCGCCCTCGGCGTCGACGGCAGCGTCCTCCTCGACAGCCTCGTCAACCCGGGCGTGCCCATACCGGCCGAGTCCACCCGCATCCACGGCATCACCGACGACATGGTCCAGGGTGCACCGAGCTTCAGCGACCTCCTCGTATCGCTCACCGGGGCCCTCATCAACCGCAAGGTCGTCGTCTACAACCGGGACTTCGACAAGCGCCGGCTCGCGATCGAGCTCCACCGCCACTACCGCACCCGCTGGGTGAACCTGGAGAAGCCCCGCAACGGCCAGCGCCGCATCCACCCTGCCGCCCGCGCGTGGCTCGCCGCCCAGACGTGGGAAGACTGCGCGATGGGGGCGTATGCCGAGTGGTGCGGCGACTGGACTTGGGACTACGACGCCCGCGATGACGAACCGCTGTACCGGCAGGGCGACTACCGGTGGCAGCCCCTCCCCGGCGCCGGGCATCGCGCAGCCGGCGACTGCCGGGCCGTCATCGATATCCTCAAGGAGATGGCAGGCGAGAGCCCTTGACCTGGCAGCAAGAAGCCCCGCCCTCTCCGGAGGGCAGGGTCGTCGCGCCCAGAACGCTCCACTGGCCGAGGTCACTGCATGAGTCGTGCCGCCCGCACGGCGGAATCCCGCGTGGAGCCGTTCTCCACCTCGACCTCGACGAATCGCTCCTTGGCCCTGATGGTCTGGCTGCGCACCTCATCGAGGTAGTCGTCGATGGTCCCGCCGGGATTCGCCTCATGCCAATCCTGGAGGTGGCCGAGCGCGAACACCCAACCGCTCGCCTCGACATGGACCTTCAGGGTGCCGAACGCGTTCGCCATGCCGCTCCTTGATTGCCGATCAGATGGTGACGTCGCCCAACTATCCCACAGATAATGCCCTATTATCTGCGATACGACCGAACGTGAGCAGGGAGAACGCCGCCTGGAGCCCGCGTGAAGCGACCCCGTTATCTGCGGCAAGGAGAATCGTGGGCACCGTCGTTCAGCTCCCCACCGGAAAAGCACTCACCGTCCAGGCAGCGGCAGACCGCTACCTCGACTCGCTCGGCAACCCCAACACGGCCCGCAACTACGGCATCGGCATCAGCAAGACCGTCGAACACGTCGGCAATGGCCGACCGCTGGACTCCGTCGCCGACGAAGAGATCGGCGAAGCCCTCGAACAACTCTGGGGGAACGGAGCAGTCAACACCTGGAACACCCGCCGAGCCGCCGTACAGTCCTGGCTCGCCTGGTGCCGCGACCGCGGCTACGAAGGTCCATCCGTGCCCGCTTGGACGAAGCGGCTCACCCCGCCCGACAGCGACACCCCCGCCCACTCGAAGACGGAGATCGACCGGCTCATCTCCCGCCGCGACATCCATCTGCGCGAGAAGGCGCTCTGGCGGATGCTCTACGAGACCGCAGCCCGGGCCGACGAGATCCTCGCCCTCAACATCGAAGACCTCGACTTCGCCGGCCGTCGCTGCCAAGTCAAGGCGAAGGGCGCGAAGTCGAAGACCCGCCGCCGCGGTGAGACCCGCGAAGACTTCGTCCTCGAGCCCGTCTACTGGGACGCCGGCACCGCCCGGCTGCTGCCGCGCCTGCTGAAGGACCGCAGCCGCGGCCCCGTGTTCACGACCCACCGGAAGCCCGGTCCCGGCAAGGTCGTCAGCGCACGCGACCTGTGTCCCGACACGGGACTCGCCCGCCTCTCCTACGGCCAAGCCCGCGGCCTGCTCGACGAGGCGACCGCCAGGGCTGGGGCCGGCACGGGGTGGGACCTGCACGAGTACCGACACTCCGCCCTGACGCACCTGGGCGAGCAGGGCGCCTCGTTGCTGATGCTGATGGCCAAGTCACGGCACAAGAAGCCGGAGAACGTCCGCAAGTACTTCAAGCCGTCACCCGAAGCCATCGCCGAACTCACGAGCCTGCTCGCGCCCGGCAACGCCCAACGCTGACCCTCTCCGTGCCACACTGCTGTCAGGCCCCGCCAGGCTCCCCCGTCTTGGCGGGGCTTCCCGCGTTCCGGGCCACCGGTCAGTGCCGGTCGCTATGGTCGCTGCATGGTGAAAGCTGTGGACCGCCCGCCCGTGGCGCCGTCGGTGGCGCGGGCCGCGATAGAGGCGACGAAGGATGACGCGCTGCTGCATGCGGCAGCGTCGCTGCTACTGCTGGCCGGACTTCGGTCGGGTGAGGCGGGCACGGTCAGGGTGCGGGACTGGGCGCCGGGCGCTGATCCGAAGCTCACCGTCCGCGGTCTCCGCGCAGACCCCGGCGTGCGCACGATCCGCGTTGCCGCAACAGCTGCCGCCGCCGTGGACGCCTACCTTGCAGGAGAA